TTAAATGGTCAAAAGAATGTTATTTGTGTGAATGTCCCCTAGAACCATGTATACACACAAATACCACGGAAGAACGTATTCTTATACGTAAATATAGAAAAATACGCCCCATTTTTACTGTCAATAATGATATGTACCTAAAATTTTTTGGTACGGAGGTAAAACGTGTATGTTATGCATGTTATATAAATTCGTATAAAGTGGGAATTACCACGTTACGTGACCGCGAGTGTGGTCGCATAAAAAATATTCATCCCACACCCAAGTCAAAAACAAAATATGAATTAATATATTGGTTCGAAGGACTAAAAAGATACTTAAGTAAAAGGTGCAATATAACATAAATGGGTGAAAGTATTCAAAAACTCACACACGTGGAGCATATTTTAAAGCGTCCAGATTCGTATGTTGGACCAGTTTCGCGTGTAGCTGAACCGTACTGGGTGTATGAAAATGATCACTTTGAAAAGAAAAATGTCGTCTACTCACCAGCACTTTTAAAAATATTTGATGAAATTTTAGTAAATGCGATCGACAGGAACTCCATGTACCCAAAAAACGTAACGTCGCTCAGTGTATCTATTGATAAAGAAACGGGTGAAATAACCGTGGAAAATAATGGACCTTTGGGAGGCATTGCGGTAAAAATGCATGAAAAAGAAGGTCTTTGGAATCCCGAATTAACATTCGGACATTTACTCACGAGTACAAATTATGACGATACACAAAAACGCGTCGTTGGTGGGCGTAACGGGTATGGTGCAAAACTTACAAACGTATACTCGACGAAGTTTTCCATTAAAATTAAAGATGGTGAAAATAAGTGTATGTATACACAAGAATGGACAGATAATATGAAAACGTGTGGTACACCCAAAATAAAAAAGTATTCAAGTGCTACGTCGAGTGTTTCTATTACTTTTGTTCCCGATTGGAAAAGGTTTGGTATGTCAAAAATGGATGATTCTATCTATAAAATATTCGAAAAACGAGTATACGATGCAAATATTTGTACATCACAAAACTGTAAAGTAAAGTTTCAAGGTGAACCTTTACCAAAATCTACGTTTACTACGTATGCTAAAATGTATACAAAAATGGATGAAATGTGTACGTTTACGAGTGATAGATGGTCAGTGTGTATCGCTCCTTCAGATGATGGGTTTGAACACGTATCTTTTGTGAATGGGATATGTACAACAAAAGGAGGTTCACACGTTGATCACGTTTCGGGAATACTCGCAAATGGTATTATCGAAGATATGGCAAAGAAAATAAAACTTCGACCCCAACAAGTCAAGAACGCATTTTTCGTTTTTGTAAAAGCGACGTTGGTCAATCCGAGTTTTAGTAGTCAGGTCAAATCGGAATGTACACTTAAACCACAAGATTTCGGAAGTAAATTTGAACCACCGAAAACGTTCATTAAAACTATTCTAAAAACGAGTATTCAATCGGAACTTATGGCGTTATCAAAGTTTCGCGAAATGAAAGAACTCAAGAAAACGGATGGGTCTCGTAAATCAAAAATAACAGGTATTCCAAAACTCGACGATGCAAATAAAGCTGGTACACAACACTCGGGTAAGTGTACACTTATTGTGACCGAAGGTGATTCCGCAAAAACGTTGGCAATTGCGGGTCTTTCCGTAGTTGGTCGAGATCATTACGGCGTTTTCCCACTTCGAGGCAAATGTAAAAATGTTCGTGATGCAAGTATAAAACAACTTACCGAAAACAAAGAGTTTAACGATCTCAAAAAAATTTTGGGACTTCAACAAGGTAAAGTGTATACGTCACTCTCCGAACTTCGGTATGGTCGACTCATGATCATGACCGATGCGGATAACGATGGAAGTCATATCAAAGGTCTCATTCTCAACATGATTCACTATTTCTGGCCGAGTTTACTCAAACTTAATTTTGTCGTGAGTATGGTCACACCAATCATAAAAGCGACAAAAGGTTCAGAAACCAAATCATTTTATACAGATTCAACGTTCAGACAATGGTACGGTAACGGTAAACAGGGTTGGAAAATTAAATATTACAAGGGTCTCGGTACGTCAACGTCTGCGGAAGCACGCGAATACTTTAAAAAAATAAAAGATCTTACCGTTCAATTCGACACGGATGAAACTATGGACGATTCAATTGTTCTTGCGTTTGATAAAACAAAATCAGATTCGAGAAAAACGTGGTTACTCGAGAGTACTGAAAAAAAGGCATCGGAACTCGAAATACCATATGGAAACGTTGGGCGTCTCGGTATTTCCGACTTTATTCATAAGGATCTTGTTAATTTCAGTCTCGCGGATTTGAAAAGATCTATTGCACACGTTTCCGATGGTTTGAAACCGTCTCAAAGAAAAGTCTTATACGCATGTTTCACAAAGAATCTTACATCGGAAATGAAAGTCGCACAGTTAGCCGCGTACGTTTCAGAAAAAACATCGTACCACCACGGCGAAGTCTCTTTGGCCGATACGATTGTAAAACTAGCACACAATTTTATGGGTTCGAATAACATAAATTTACTCGAACCGTGTGGTCAGTTTGGTACGAGACTTATGGGTGGTAAAGATGCGAGTCAGACGAGGTATATATTCACAAAACTTACGAAAAGTGCGCGTCAGCTTTTTGACCCTAGAGATGACCCCGTTTTACAGTATTTGGACGACGATGGTAAACAGATAGAACCCGAGTATTATGTTCCTATTTTACCAACCGTTTTAGTGAATGGAACTGAAGGTATAGGTACAGGATTTAGTTCCTATATTCCACCGTTTAATCCAGATGATATACGCATGAATATAGAACGCGTACTCACAGGTGAAAATGTTATACCAATGAAACCGTGGTTTGATAAATTTACGGGTCGCGTTTTTAGTAACGAAGAAGGATTATGGATTACGGAAGGTACATGGGTACACACGGGTAACATTTTAAAAATTACCGAACTTCCACCGGGACGTTGGACACAAGAATACAAAGAGTATCTCGATACACTTATGGAAAAGAAGAAAATTACAAACTATACAAATAATAGTACGACGGAAAGTGTTAATTTTGAAATAACGGGGTATACTGGTAAAGATATAATAAAAGATTTCAAACTCCAAAAAACGTTTCATGTATCAAACATGCATTTATTTCATCCAGAAAAGGGTATCCATAAATATACGAGTCCAGAAGAAATACTTCTTGACTTTGTAAGTATACGAACAAAGACGTATAAAAAAAGAAAAACACATCTCATTACAACATTGAAAAATAAACTACAAAAACTAGAAAATGTGTCAAAGTTTATTGATATGGTTATACACGAAAAACTTATTGTTTTCAAACGCAAACGTTCTGAACTTGAACATGAAATGGAAAAGATATTTGATAAAATAGATAATTCGTATGACTATTTATTAAATATCAAAACGTATCAGTATACACACGAAGCTGTACAAAATCTCAGGGAAGAAACTACAAAGTCAAAAGTAGAACTTGATACATTACAGAAAATGTCACACGTCGATATGTGGAAAAGGGATTTAAAAATATATAAACAATAAGTAGTAAGTATGTGTGATACATCTGGCCCAAACACGGGTGCCATACTATCACTTAATGCAATTGGTAAACAAGATACGTACCTTTTAGAAGACGATCCTATTCATTCACTCTTTAAGTATGAACCTAAAAGACACGCAAATTTTACAAAGTTTCATAAAAGTCTAAACGTGAATAAACCAAGTAATTCTTCAACGTCTTGGCCTTTTGGTGAAACCATAAAAGTTACCTATAATCCACGAAACATGGGAGATCTTTTAGCAAACATGTACATATCTTTTGAATTACCCGCTCTAACAGGTTTCGATAGTTATTACGCAGACCAAATTGGTAGACATATTTTTAAATCAATAACCATGCGCGTAGATGAAACGGTTGTTGAAAAATTTCATGGAGATTGGGGTATCATATACGATGAGTTATATTTAGATGAATCCGAAAAACGAACAAAAAGATACATGGTAAATAGAAATAATGCAGAAGATACGTCTTTACTACCAGGTAATCAAATATTAGCCAGAAATAAGTCGCGTGTTTTTATACCAATACCTTTACTTTTTTCGCGTAAATATGAAAGTGATGAATACGAAACAAACACACCAAATCGTCCATATTTTCCAACGTGTGCCATACACAAACAAAAGCTCCAGTTTGAATTCGAGTTTCATAAACAGACTTTTTTTACAAACGAAACAGAATCTCTTTCCTTAAACGAATTTGATATCGTTACCGAAGAAATAACACTTGAACCCAGTGAACGCGCATATATAAAAAATAGAAGACACGTTTTTGTTACCGATATTGTTAAAAAACACCCTTCGTTAGACATTTCAGCTGGTGTTCGAAACGCAAAACTCGAACTTGTTCCAAAAATACCAGTAAAAACACTGAACTGGTTTTTTAGACAGAAAGCATTTGAAAACGAAGATACATATGAAGGTGGTACATCTTTAACAGCAAATGTGTTTGCAAATAGGTATAATTTTTCGTCGAGTAACGAATATTCTATTTTGAACGAATTTTACAATACACCTATGTTAAATGCTAAAATATTTGTAAATGGTGAAGATATACCAAATATTCAAGATAGTGATCATAAATATTTTAAATACGTTGTCCCATTTACGAGTCGATTATCGAGACCTTTTAGAAGTATTTATACATACGCATTCTCGATGAATCCAATTAACGTAGAACCATCGGGAATGTTGGATTTTAGTCAGATACAGTCTAACAGGACAGTTTTAGAAGTCACCATGAAAGAAGGACTTACAAGTGATTATACTTTACACTT